ATTCGTTCCACCTTTTTATTTGTGATGTTCTTATATTTTGAAACATCATACTTCGCAGCTACTTGAATAGGCTCGGAGATGGAGTCCACGAACCCTAATGCTACTGCTTCTTCTGCTGTTAGCCAAGTTTCTTCATCCATCATTTCTACAATTTCGTTGTAGGGGATTTTTGTTTTCTTAACATATACTTCAGCAATTTCATTTGTAATTTTCTCAAGAATTTCAGCTTGTTTTCTCATATCCTTAGCCTCTCCTTGAGTTCCTCCCCAAGCATTATGAATCATTAGTAAAGAATTCTCACTCATTATTACCTCATCTGCTGCTAAAGCGATAACAGAAGCAATACTTGCTGCTATCCCCTCAATATAAACTGTTGTCTTGGATGTTCTTCTTTGAATGATAGAGTAAATAGCCATACCTTCAAACACTTCTCCTCCTAAGCTATTAATGTGTATATTTAATTCTCTATCTTCGTATTCTTTAATTTCGTCAATAAAGCTTTGAGCTGTTATTCCGAAAGTACCTATATCATTGAATAAATAAATATCTGAAACTTCAGATGACTTATTTTTAATCTTATACCATTCTCTTTGCATTTTGCAAATATAAGAAGAGATAAGAAAAGATTTACGAAGTTTTTGGAAATAGTTTTAGTAACTGATGTTATATTTAGGAGAGTGCTTTCCTCTTTCTTTATATACTATGGTTTGAGCTTGTCTTTCTGTAATTTCATATTTTATAGATATATCCATAAATGTATGAGTTCTATTTCCTTCATTTGAAACTAATAGATGGTCAAAGTCATTAACTATCATATAATTCCTAACTTTCTTTGGCGGGATAAGACCTCTTTCTAATAAATGCAATATAGTATCTTTTACAGTAGCATTATTAGGTATCCTTAAGTTAACTTGCTTTTCCATTAAATCTAAATACTCATATACTATTTCTAATTTATTCTGTCTTTCTGCCATTTATTAATTATTATAGGTTTCATTAACTTTATACCAAAAATTATTAACAAGATTACGGCAAGAACCACACCCCCAATTCTGTTTATATCTAGGCATATACTTAACCCATAAATTAAATAAAACCTTTAAGTCTTCTTTAGGCGTTTCAGCTTCACTATTTCTACCTAAAAATATATCAGAAATAATTTCTTTATCTTTCTCAGTTACTAATTTAGAAATCTCATCTACCACTTTCATAACGCCTTTTATTTTTTAAATTACAAACCTTTTTCTTCCCATTTATTTATTGGGCATTTTCCAAACCACTCTTTTGTTAGTCCTGCTTTAGCATCTAAAAAACAAGAACACTTTCCACACCTAGAACCTTTTGTTATTATAGGTTTTTTGAGCATTATAAAGTTCCTGTAAAATTCACAAGACTTGCATATTGATATGCGAGCTTCTTTTATTTTTTTATCTACAAACATTTACTGCAAATATATAAAATAATTATTAGAAACTTGCATTAGACTGAATTGCTTTTACTTTTCTCTGACTTTGCGTTATCTCTGACTCCACTACAACTACTCTTCCTGAACTATTAGAGCCTCCTAAAGATAAGGAATTAAATCTAGCAGATATAAATGATGAGTTGTTTAGTAATCCTCCGTCCGCAAACTTAGCGCCCCCTCCTGCTTCATTCATTGCTGATAATTGTCTCCCAAACATTGCTGTACTTTTTTTATTTATAACAGCCTCACCTCCTTCTAACTCTACAACCCTTCCTCCAACAGAGAATTTTTCTCCTCCTTGAGCGTGAGACCTACCATTAACCATACCTCCATTTGCAAACTCCTCAATCATTCCACCATCTTGAAATTGTGCGCTAGATACAGTAGCATACTGCATTGCTGTTTGAGCTATAAGAAGAGGAACTACAAACGTACCTAAAGGCCCTGACTGTGCGTAAGCCTTTGCTATCGCTAATGCTCCATCTATTATTACTTGAGTTAAAGCCATCTTCTTTTGTTTTTTCGCATACTCTATCTCTAGTTCTTCTTTTTTCTGATTTGTTTCTTGTTCTTGAAGTATAATAGCCCCATCATAATTAGCTTGACTTATTAACCCGTCTTTAAGTTGATTATCCAATGTTGTTTTTCTTAATGCATCTATTTTATCTAGTTCTGCCACTTCATTATCGTACTCCCTAGATGCAGTATCACGAAGTATATCCATTGTCATATTAGCCATACCTGCAACCATATCAACTTTAAAGTTTTGGAGTTCTTTTGCTTTTAGGTAATCATTGTCAATTATTTCTTCATCTACATCATTCATTTTATTTTTAATCTTCAGCCATTCTTGAAAATAATCTTCATTAGCCTTTAATTTCTTTTGAAGTGCAGCTTTCTCTGCTAGTAATTCTTTATTAGCTATATCAATAGTGCTATGAGTTTTCTTTCTCTTAAGCTCATTTATACCTCTAAGTTCTTCTTTTAATAATCTATCTATTGAAGCTATCTCAACCTTAAGATGTGCTTTATCTGCAGCTTCTTGAGCCTTCAGGAATTTAAGATGAAATCCTGCTCTTCTTTGGTCTCCTTCTGCATATAACTCAAATTCTGCCTTTGCTAATTCTGCTTTTTTGTCAAATAAAGCTAATTCTCTGTCTTGAGAATTTTGAATATAATCCTCATTAATTTCACCTTTCTTTCCTGTAGTTTCTTGTGTAATAGATATTTCATAATCAGCTAATTCTTTTATAAAATTTCTAACATCCTCTGGAGGGTCAGGGTCAGGTGTGGGAGTGCCATTAGTATTTTCTGCAGGCATAAATTCTTTCATTTTTAAATTTACTGCAGCAAGTCTTTCCTGCCAATAAACCTCATCTCCTGATGCTTTAGCGGCCTCCTTTTGTAGTTCTACTAACTCTTCCGTTAAAACCTTAAATTTAGCAAACTTATCAGCGTCTTTAATAAACTCTGCAGGTATGAGAAGAAAATTATTTAAAGCGGCTTGAGCTAAAACAACACCACCTTCTAATTGCTGCATAAAGCCTTTAATTTCAAAACCCTCTTCATCGAGGTCAAGAGGAGATAGAAAGTCCCAAAACTCTTGAGCATCATCCATTGCCGCTTTAGCACCTTTTGAAATAACAGCATTACGAGAAACAATTTTTTGAAAAAGTTTACCATCTTTAGTTTCTATAACACCATCTAAATCCATTATGTCTTTCCGTAGTTGAAAAGTATCATTTAACCTTTTTTCATTCTCTCTTAAATAAGCGGTATATTCCTCTCTAACTACTTGCACCGCCATTCTGGATTTAAATGAAGCAGTTAAGTCATCTTGAGCCTTCCTAAGCAAATTAGTGTCTCGTATATCATCAACTTGATATTCTAAATATTCTCCATACTTTCTGTTTAGCTCTTTAAGAGCCATTTGCCTTGTCTTTTCACTAGCTCCTGTACTTTTTATAACTTTAAATAAATTATTCATTTCCTTTGCTTGAAGAGCCATTCTATCAGAAAGTTTCTTGTCTGTAGCTTTAGTCCATAACTCAATCCAACCCCTCATCCCTTTAGTTACTTTATTAATTACAGGAGCAATCTTTTCAGAAAAAACTAAGAACAAACCCTCCAAAGCAGAACTAAATCTTTTAAAAGCCCCTTTAGTGGAATCTTCCATAATAGCAGCCATCTCTCTACCTGCTCCTGAAGCGTTATCTAAAGCGAATGTATATTTTTCTATTTCGTCAACGCTGTTAATCATAGTCTGCATAGCGATTACTTGTCTTTTATCTACAAGTCCCTGCATCTCTAATTGCCCTATTTGCCCCTTTTTAAGTACTTTAAGCGCCTTAATCATATCTTCGGTACTACTTACTGTAAATCCTATTCTTTTAGCTAGAGCCTCTGTAGGATTTGACATTTTTAAAAATATATTTCTTAAGGATGTACCTGCTATAGAAGCCTCAATACCTGTATCTGAAAGAGTTCCCATTACGGCAGCTACTCCTTCTATATCAACACCCATTCCTGCGGCAATAGCAGAAACCTTAGTCATAGATGTTTGCCATTTTTCAATATCTAAAGCCGAACTAGTAAATGCTACAGCCATAACATCAACTACTCTTCCTGCTTGGTCAGCGTCAAGACCAAAACCTCTTACTGCTGAACCTGCAACTGTTGCAGCTCTAGCTAAATCACTTCCTGTAGCCATTGCTAAATCAAGTGTAGCTGCTTGTACTTTCATTATTTCTTCAGCACTAAATCCTAGCTTAGAAAAACTAACCTGTAATTCAGCAACTTCTTTTGCAGTAAAGAATGTTGTACGACCTAATTCCTTAGCACTTTCAGTAAGCTCCATAAACTCTTGCGTAGTAGCTCCTGATATTGCCCTTACTTTAGCCATTGAGAATTCAAATTCAGTAAAGGTTTTAAATGCACTTACAAAAACACGACTAAGAACTCTAACAGTTCCAATAACTGCCGTTATAGTTGCAGCCATTTTAAGCATACTCGCACCCATTTTCTTGCCTGCTTTAGTATTATTTCTTTTAGCTATAGTAGACTGCTTAGTAACTTTTGTGTTCGTTCTTTCTTTTGCGGTTACACTAGTTAATTCTTTTTTATATTTTCTTGACTTTTTAGTAGCTTTATCAATAGCTCTCTCCTTGTCAATCCATTCTTTCTCTCCTTCTTTATTTACCTGAGTAACTTTCTTTTGCTCATCTTTAAGGTCTTTTAATGCCTTTCTTAATTTAAGAAGGTCATTAACACCTTTAATTTTTACATCTATAATTTTCTGTTCTGCTCCTGCCATAATTTTATATTGTTGCGGTTATTGTTAATGTATTATCTATTTCTGATTCTCCTAAAATTGCATCTACCTCTAATCCTGTTGCTGCTGCTATTCGTTCAAACATTCCTATTTTCTCAGCAGTTTCCATTGCATTTCCTATAAACCCTCTAGGACTTGTAGTTCCTCCTGCTTTTATTGAGTCCTGTACTCTTTGAGCTATAGTTATTGCGATTTCATTATCAAAAGGTAGCATTTTTCCTCTTCTTTGCTTATCTTTTACCCAAGCTATTAGCTTTGTTATTCCTACTAATGTTCCTGCTCCTACCCCTTCATCTACTGCTATAGCATATCCCGCAGTATTAGTTACGCTCAAGTTAATAGAACTCCCAACAATATTGAAGTCTACTTCAAAAGAATCGTGGAGATTACCTGAAGCTATATGGTCTTGAGCTATAAGTTCTTGCTGAAGAAGACTTTTCATTTGCTCTCCCTCAGTAAATAATACTTTAGCCATTATTTCGTATCCCATTTGTTATTTTCTGCCGTTAGGTGTTGGTTTAAAAAAAATACCACCTATTTGTATACCATCCTTTTTTCCTCTTTGATATACGTTTTTATTTTGAATTGATTGATTATTTACATAAATACCTGATTCAGATACATCATCTATATTAGAATTCCTTAACATTTCAGTATAGTTACCCCATTCATCCTTAATAAGCACTTTATTTAAAAGTGATTCTGTCTTGCCAATTACTTCTTTTATTGATATACTGTTTAAAGAAGCAACTGTATTGCCATTACTATTTATAGTGAAACCATCATTCTGATTAAGGGCTATAAAAGTATCTTCATAAGTTCCATTATTGGATGCAGTTAAAATAGGTCTTGGTGGATTAGTATTATGTGAGCGACCAAATTTTAACTCTATTGAGCCACTTGTAATATTCAAATTTTCTATTACTAATTTGTAGGTTTTACCTATTTCAAAAATACTTCCAACTTGTGTACAGGCTGAATAAACTGTCTCTCCTCCCTCTGTGTTTATTTGACTGCTATTTAAAGTTAGACTATTATTAAAAAAAAAGCCACCTGCTGATGATACACTCCAACCACTATTTGTATAAAATTTTCCATTAGTAATTAATTCAGCACCTTCAGGATTAGTATTGTAATAAACATTTCCTTTTGAAAGATTTACAACTCCCGTATCACTTACTGATATATTCTGACTATCAATCTCATTGAAACCAATCCTAGAAGTATTATTACTTCTTGGGATGTTAATTTTTCTCTTCATATTATGTGTAGTTTATAATTGTAGTACCTGTATATAAAGGATAAAACCCAACATCTAGCCATTGTATAAGCTCTACTGCCGTTGATTGATTATTTGCAGGGCTATATTCTGATATTTTATTTATTCTCCACCAAGACTCATCAAGATAAACTAACTTCCTAACATCTAAATTTAATATATCTGTCAGTTTAAGATTAATATAAATTGTTCTAATACGAGGAGATTGTTTTAGCTGCTCTATCATATTCTTGTAGTATACTGAGTAAAGTCCCGGAACTTCATTTGTACTTGCTTGACCCGGAGCTTTAAATGATTCATCAGTAAAAGATAGAGATGGTCTCATAGATACAGCTTGATTATGCTCCTCCCAATCTACAAGTGTTGCTCTAGGATATACTGTTTGATTTTGGAAAGCACTACCACTACTAAATATTCTTGAGTAATAAGTTTGTGTTCCCCCTGCATTAACAAGAGTTCCTCCCGGAATAGTTGTGTTTGATACGGTATTTTCCCAACAATAATAAAATATTCTAGGAGTAAAACTAGTAATCATTTCAGATGGTCTTCCTTGAGTATTTCCAATTCCTATTCCTGTATAACAGTCTTTATTCCACAAAACAGGAATCATTACGGGAGCTTTATCAGCATTAGGGCTGTCGTGAGCATCATTATCCCAAACTTGAATAGAAGATGCAAATACCTTATTATTTATATCTACAGTTCCTGATTCATAGTCTTCTCCTAAGTTTTCATTATAGTTATATAGTTGAGTGTCTCCTTCATGTCTATTCTGCTCTTCATTCGTTATTCTTGCAAACACATCTGAATTGTCTACTTTATACCCTATATTTAATTCTTTCTTAAGACCTATATTATATTCATCCTGTATCTCTTCGCTGTAATCTACTTTCATACTCCAATCTAATCCATCTGACTTTTTTTTGTAAAACTCATTAAACGGCTCTACAAATATAGTTTTAGATTGAACATCAGTAGTAAAGTATAGATTAAATAATTGAGATATGCTTTTTATATACTCTATTTGACTTAATCCGCAAGGCAATATATTATTAAACCTAACAGGATTACCTATAGTTGGAGTTGAAGCATTATAAGTAACACTCATTTGGCTTCTAACCCCCCCATTAGGTATAGTAGCGCCTGCATTCGCACCAAACATACTTCTAACTCTAGGATTGCAGATTCCACTTCCCGTAACACTTGAAGCTATAAACTTTCCTTGAAGTTCAATAGTGTCTCCTACTCCTAAGATTATGCTTCCTGGAGGAAGCTGTTGTTCTGAAACTGAGCAATCAAAGCAAGGAGTATATTGTTGGGTTAATAGTGCTGCTGTAGTTGGTCCGTATCCTGCAGCAGTAGTACCTACATATGCGTTGTTTCCACTTGTAAGATATGTAACTTTAACTCTTGACTTCCAAGTCCAAAGGTCTTCAACTCCTAGAGCAAAATCAGTATTCCATTGACAAGTAGGTAATGTAGAAAAAGAACAACCATTACTAGGGTCACTTGAATTAAGCCATAAAAAAAATCCCATTTGAGCATTTACAACATACTCTCCCGCTTTTTGACAAGTCCAAACTCCTGTTACATTATCATAGGAATTTGATTGGTCTTCATCATTTGTAGATAAAATACAAGTAGACCAATCTGAGAGACTATTTATATCTGTATTGTCATCTACAATTTGCTCGTCTCCTATTTCTCTATGCTGATTACAGCTGTAGAATGCCTCATCATCTTCTGCATCATTACTTAAAAAAGGAAATGTATTTATTAATCTTTTAAAGTGATTAGTATTTAAAAATGTAGAGTCTAAAGTATAACCTATTCCTTCAAATATTTTATTCAATAAATTTATCACATAAAAAGCAGGTTGAAAATCGGGTATTATGTTTTCATTAAAAGTATTAATATAATTAGGTATTCCATTTTGATTGAAATCCTTATATGATATTAAAGGGTATTGAATATTACTAGTGGCAGATGTCTTTGTCCAAGTATTTTCTACCTCTTGATAATTATATAAAAATTCTTCATCATCTCCAAATACATTACACATAAACTTATCCTTAAGAAGACTCATCCAACTAAAGTTTCCTCCGTAAATAGTACAGGAATATGACTTAGGATTTCCGTCTTGTGATGATTTTTTAATCTGCATACTACCTTCAAAAAACGGAAGCCCATCAACCAATATTCTGCAATCCTTCATTCCAAATGTTTTCTTTAGTGATTGGTCTACAGTTGACTTCCAAATATTATTTAATATTTTATTGTTTTTAGCGGTTGCAGGTAATTCAAAAGTCTGAGAATAATCTCCAAATCTACTCTCTAAATCTTTACCATCAGAAACAGTATAAGATAAATTTAATGGGAAGTCCTCACTATTACTAACTTCTAGTTTTCCAACAATACTCCTTTCATAATCTATATTCTCAGTAGTTACACTCTGACTATATGAGGTGTATTGATAGTCTGCAGCACTTATTATTACGTCATCTCCTGTTTCGCTCACAACTGATATCTCAAAGAATCTATCTTCAGGGTTAAATGGAGCTACAGAATCACTAAAGTTAGTAATAAAATTAGCTGAATTTATACCTAAAGTCAATGGATGAGTAGGATTCCAAGCAGAGTTATTAGAAAGAATTATAGGATTAGAAGATACAGGCTGAACACCTAAAGCAGTAGTACCCTGTATAGGGAAGCTATCGCCTGATATTATAATCGCATCAAACAATAATTCAGCCTGAACAACATCAATAACAATATCTCCTGTATAAGTTCCAATACCTGATGGCGTATCTTTAGCATCAGCTAAAGCATAAATAGTACTTATATTGTAAGGGGCTAAAGGTATTTCATATATTCTTACCATATTAAAGTCTACTCTATTTCCTATAGAAAATGACTGAGATAATAAAAAACACTCCATAGAAAAAACCTCATTCCCCCCTTGTGATACAAAAGTAGCTACTTGAGTAATAGAATCTTGACAATTATAATAGGCTGCTCCTGTATTAGTCCCCGGTGGTTCTTGCCATACTCCTGCTGTCCCTGTGTTTCCGTATATACCTGAAGCATCTCCGCCTAAATTAGTGTAAGTTTTACCACCTACTGTTAATCCTCCAACAAGAGCTTGAGAGCCTATTTTAAGTTTTCCCAAACCGCTTAAGTCGGGATTATCAACATCAATCTCAAGCCTATACGATACTCCTGCAGTCAGTCCTGTAATTAGCTGATAAATTCCTGAAGTACCATAAAACCCTCCACTACTACAAGAAATTATAGTATTGGCTCGTTCTAACCTCATTCCTCCTTGAGAGGGAAACATCTGAGGTTTAGGAGTTGTTACAGGATTATAAATACTAGGAGAATTACCTGCATTATAACATTGACTATGAGATGACCACCATTGATTTTGGTCTCCACTTGAAGGTGGAACATCACTTATATTACCTGCAGCAATAGCAGTTCCTACGCAATCAAAAGTATCAACACCTCCGGGCTGTACAGCTCCTGTTGTATCATTATATGAACCATTATTTATAAAACCTGTATTACCTCCTGATACAGTTCCATCAAAATAACCATTTCTAACAAAATTAGGAGCTGTAGAGGAAGGTGGTGTTCCCGGAAAAACACATTGAGAAGAACCATTTCTATATGGTATTTGAGTATCTCTATAGAAAGTACCACAAAAACTACTAGGAGCTCCTCCTCCTGCTCCTTCTTTAAACGAACAAGGAAACCAATTTGTAGTATTAGGAGTCCCACTACCTGCATTAAGATTTAATCCTAAATAACTATAAGAATTAAAACCACTTAAACATCCTGCCTGACCTATATTACCTGAACCTAAAGCTGTATTAAAAGTATCATTAGGAACGTTATTTTGGCTAATAGTAGGAACGCCACCTCCCGTTGTAGTGGTGACTAACTTTTTATCTATAATCTCTATTTCTATTGATTTAGCCATTTAATTCCTTTGTGTATTAATTTCGTGAGACTCTGTAAATTCTATATTCATTTGAATTAAACCACTATCTTCGTCTACTAAAGTTGTGCCTCCATTTGTTATTAAAACAGGAATATAACCGGTATCTGAAGGTCTAGCCTGATTTGTAGTGGTTAAATTCTCTAAATACTTTGAGCCTAATGATTTTTTCATTACCCAAACATTAGGGGATGTTAAAATTTCTTCTAACCATTTAGATTCAACAACATTTAATGGGTCTGTGAATACTGTATAATTTCTATTAGCATTAACATTAATAGCTTGTCTTGAGTGAGGATACATATTAGCACCTATACTACTATTTGCAACATTTGCATCTGACTTTTTTGGGTGTTTCCTGTCAGGACTTCTTTGAGTTATTATTTCTTGAGAAACTTCTGCTGAAGATGTTATACTAAATTTAGCAGTATAAGTATCAATTCCTCCCATTCTATTAAGCCACATAAATTTAACTCCATTCTCAAATCCTAATGTATCGTTCCAATTACCCTTATTGCTTAAATCTAATTCATAATAATAATGTGAAGTTAAATACTCAATGCCACCTGTTGTTTTTTCTGCTACAGCTCTTACTCTATAAAATTTATCTGTAGCTGATATTGGATTTGCCGCATAAGAAGGAGTTGAGTATTTAATTTGAGTCCCATTGTTGTGTTTATTTATCCAAGCAGGAGATATATTTTGAACAAATTGCCTGTATTGATTTCTGTCAATTTTACCATTTGCATTTATCGTAGCTCTACCTGCCATCATAAAGTCTACCAAATAATATTTAGTTCCTGATGAAAGTCCTGCCTTGGTGCTAGCAACCTGAACCTCAAGAGCAAAAGCATTACAATCACTTACTGACCCTGAAGTTATATAAGGCAAATCTCTTTGCCACCATTGTAAAAATTCTGCCTCAGATGTTAAATTTATTTTCTTGTAATACACTTCATTTAACAAATCACTACTACTTGCACTATATTTCTCATTAGGAGAATTAGTTAAAAATTTTCTACCACTTGAGAACCTTCTAACTTCATTAACCTTATGACTAAAATCATCTTCCCATTGCCAAGCGCTATTAACTATATAAATATCCCTAGAAGGTCTTGATGAAGGGTTATCTGAAACCTCTAAAGTTCCGTCTGATTTCAGTACTTCAAATTCTGCTACTACACGAATTCTTCTGTCAGCCCCATTAGCTGTTAAGTTGTGCATACTAGGCGCTCCTGTAGTAGCTGATAAAGCTATGTCCTCCATAACAAATTGACCATTTAACCCGCCATATAAATTAGGTTGTCCACTTGCATTCATACCTCCTGTCGGTCCTGTAGCTAAAGTATTCAATCCACCCCAAGTTCCTATATTATTAGGCACTAGACTAAAAGATAATAAATCTGCACAAATATCGCTTATATCTATAGTAAATCTATGCCCGTCTAATGAAGGATTCTCGGCTTTTCTACCATTCCATTTTTTAGGTATGTCTTTTGATTTCTTTACTGTTGATATAAGATTCATATCAGAAGTAGCAACAATAGCTGAATTTTGAGTGGTATACTCGTATATCTTAAAAATAACATTTACTAAATCTCCTGTAACTCTCTCGCCTGAAGCACCCGTACCCTCTTGAGCCTGAGTAAGTCCCGTATTTTGCCACCACACTTGATATGTCAAATCTGAATTTACGCTATGAAGTAATGTATCTGTATTCCCTGCATAAACATCATAAACATATCCCCCATCATTTGCTGATAGTGAGCCGTAAGCTGAAGGAGCTATACTAAAGAATATAGTTGTGTAATTTAAGTTTTGTGCCATCTTCTAATATATTTTATATTTGTCATTTATGTACTTATCCACAGCTCCTCTGTCAAAATCATTTAATGCTGAATCATAGGCAATAATCTCCACTAAACTTCCTTCAAAATTAGGAATTTCAGGTGGATTACCAATAGCAGCTGCAGTAGGGTCTGCTCCCAAATGAATCTTACCGAGTGAAAATTTATTTGTAGCATCAAATCCTACTGTGGTAACGGGAGTTCCTTTTACTCCATTTATATACGGAGTAAGAGTATCTCCTTTTAATTTATAACAAAATAAAGCCTGACTACTGTTTCCAAACCCATTATTAGCACTAATTGTTGCAGTTCCATCTGAAACTGTAGCTCGATGCCAATCAGTTCCTGCCGAGCCTATATTTATCTTTCCGTGTGTACCATTCGATTCACTTGTAAAAGCACTTCTCATTACAATATCACTATTAATATATCTTGCATTATATAAAACAAAAATGGTAAAACTTCCTGATGACAAACCTGTTAATCCGTAATTATTTGTAGATAAGTATTTAGGTTTAATAGGAAAATAAATTCTTGTTTTATTATTAAAAATACCTAGACTTTCAGAACTAGGATATGTATATCTTTTAGGTTGATAAGTAGAATTATCCTGATATAAATTCGTACCATTACCTGATTTGTCTCCCCAATAATTAACTTGTTTAGTTGGAATACTAAAATTTATATAACTGTCAGCACTATACCACATAGCTAGATTAGGTATTTGACTTGGATTGTGAGTAGGAATACTTCCGAACATACATCTTGTTACACCTCTCATTGTAAACTTCATTTTAATCTGAATAAGCCTATCATTTGCAACTTCCTTTACCCTCTCTATATCAATAGATTCTTCTAAAAAATAAACACCTACATTACTTCCTGTAGGGTTATTGAATTTAATCATTACATTATTTAACCACTCTAAAGATAAATCTTCTAAGTTATCCCATTTTTGTTCTAATTTAACTGTTTGCTGTGATTTCGTTTGGTATAAATCAAAAAAATCGATTTCAAAATTATATGACTCCCAACCATTATACACTTCAGGTAACTGAGAATCAGGTGGTATTATCATCAGATAAGGGTACTGAGTATTATGATGTTGATTTACTTCAAATTCATAAGCAAAATCCTTATCTCCATAAGTCCACTTACTTTTCATTGCATCTACTATGTCTGTTAGTCTTGTTATTGCCATTTTATTTTATTTATCTGCGTATATAGCCTCTTGAACTGCTCCCTCATAATCCCCTTTGGCGTTTTGCCAACTAAGATACGTTAATATCTTATATAAGTTTGTGTTCTTCACACTATCTATCTCATTCATTCCCTGTATTGTAAAAACTTTTTTACCTGCTAATTCGAATAAACTATTTAACCATCCAAAAGGCTTTATATATTTTTTATAATAACCTTCTGAAGCTATTTTTCCTTTTATACTTCCACCACCTCTTCTTTCTCCTCCAAATACATTTCCAAAACTCTGTTCAATGCTAGATTTTGTTTGGTCAAAAAAAAACTGAACTCCAAAATAATGTCCATTTTTAAGTATCTAAATTTTTCTGCTTTTATCTTTATTTCATCTTCATCATATTCCTCTCCTATTCTCCTGCATAGTATAGCCATTTGCTCAGGAAGCACATCATAATTACCATTAACCATTGATTCTTGATTCATATCCAACTGAGAGGATTCAATATAATCTCCAAAAGTATTTCCCTTCATATTATCTAACGGGAAGTAATATGTCTCTCCTTCGCATTCAAAACTATTAATACCTTTAGGTTTATATTCTTCTTGTAATATATTAATTGCTTGTAAAACCTTTAACGCCTTTTCCATATCAACAATCTCAATATCAGTATCACTTATTTGCGCTATATATTTAAAAAGGTCTTTATTTAAGCTAATAGCATCTCTTTCTCTAAGAAAATCCATATTAGCATTATTTAATTGGTTGGTATGAACTTCTAGCTCATCTTGAACCCCTCCATTAGATTTTTTATTATTAACTTCTGAATTATCTTTATATTTTTGAAATATTCTATATATTCCACACCAATAATCTAAAGTCATATCCTCCCAATCGGTAGGTATATTTATTGTTTTGGTTTTATCTCCATCAATAACATCTACAAATAACATATATTATTTTTTCATTAAATTAGTTAGTAAATCCTCAAGCTCTCCTATTGCCTCTAGCTTATCTAGCATTTTATTTGTCTCAGAAGTTATCTTTACTGTATTTTCAAATAATCTGTCAATAGCCTCATCCACATCATCAGTATTATTCTCGTCTTTTATTCCAATTAGAAATCCTGTTGAAGCATACATCATAAGATTTGGAATCATATAACACCATTCATTAATTTCTTGAGGATTATTTGTGTATTCTTTGAATTTATTAGAATACCTTACTACATTACCTAAAAGATTGTTTATTTCTCCAAATTTGCCTGTATTGGCATTTTCAGTTGCATCAAACATAATCTCTTGAATATCTTTTATATAATCCTTAAGATACCCTGCGTGTTTTTTATTTATAGCTTCTATCTTCATTTATTCTTAATATTTCACAATAATATGAAAAATAATCCGTATAGACACGAAGTTTTTAAAAGTGATTACTCGAAATACAGGACTTTTGAATGATTCCACATATTATTATTAACAGCCATAACTAAACAGTCTACCATATCATCGTGTTTAGCTGAAGGAAACCTAACAAGTTGGTTTAAAAATTCCTCATTCCACTTCCCTCTTACTAAACTAACCCTACCGCTTTCTAATGAAGCACTTATATCCTGCACTCTAGCTACTTTATCTTTAGATGGAGGTTTGTCTTCCCTTACATTTAGACCTGTTTCTTTTTTTAGTGTTTGTACTATTGACTTACCTGAAGCTTTCGGCTCAACATACACTCTACTTCTGTTTGAATATCCATTTTTAACAACCCATTGTTGAATAAACTTAATTAAATCGGGAAATTCCTTATATACGTTGATACAATCAACTATTTGCCATTTATTTTCCGTAAATGTATATGCGAGTAGTGCAGATGGGTCATTCTTCTCATTGGCGGTATATGCCGGGTCAATCACAAAATCTACAACTGTTTTTTCGTCCACATACTTTGTGTTGTCTATTTTAAACCAATCTGCCTTAATCATTCCTGAATTTATAGGTGTTGGTGTCTGCATAAGCTGTCCTGCGTAACCATAGCTACCTAAAGCTTGTTTATAGTCATCTAATATGTCTCTACTAAACCTATCAGACCAAAACAAACCATTTTCATCATAATTATCTTCAAGTGCAGCCGGTTTAAGGTCATTTGATAGTTCTGCGGGTATACATATATGTTTGTACTTCATTCTTGACTCGTGACCTATTAAAAATCCGCTCAGGTCATTCTCGTGTATCCTTTGCATAATCACAATTCTAACACCTGTCAATGGATTATTCAATCTTGAGTAAAATGTTGTTCTGTACCACTCGTTTGCATTTTCTCTTTCAATCTCTGATGCTGCGTGTTGAGGCGACACAGGGTCATCCACAATAAGGAAGTCCCCTCCTTGCCCCGTAACAGTTCCACCTACAGAAGTTGCTCTTCTCACTCCCATAAAGTTATTTTCATATCTTGCCTTTAGATTTTGGTCTTTTTTGATATGAAATATATCTCCCCACCTATCTTTAAACCAATCTGAAGTAATAATATCCCTACTTCTAGTTGCGTGTTCTATAGAAAGGTCAGCAGAATATGATGCTGTAATAAATCTCAACTTAGGATTCTTAATCCAAGTCCAAACGGGAAACATAACAGTCACTAATATAGATTTCGTACTACGGAACGGTATATTAATTACAATATCCTTAGTTTTCGGTCTATTGTCGTTTATCCTTTCGCATTCTTCTTGAAGAATATCACAAAGATATTTATGATGCCAATTAGTAGAAAGAGGTATAGAGGGTTCAATTATATGCCAAGCTCTTTTAAAGAACTCATAGAATGACAATTCACATAACTTTTTTTCTAACGCTTCCTGTATAGGGTCATTAGTCCTCTCCTTCAATTTCTTTCAGTTTTGCTTTAATATCATCAATAGATATATTATCATTAAAATCTATCTTGATTTTCTTAGAAGTATTATCTGTAATTTCGTTAGATGAAAGTTTTGGAACTGTATAATTCATTAATTTAGTAATAGCTCCAATATAAGCTTCAGGACTTTCTTCAAATAACTTATCCAAAGCTATTTTTATTTTATATGAATGTCCTTCCAATGCCCAAGCCAAAGCTGACCTGCTCATTTTTGTTATTTTATTAGGCTCTCCCTTTTTTCTTCCATTAGGATTACTAAGGGTTGGTGGATTTTTTTTTGTAATTTTTTCTAACTCAATATTATTATCCATTACTTTTTTTCTGAGTATTCGTCTTTTATCTTTCTCTTCCATATATTAAAGTTTTTTTATAGATTCGGTAAGCTTGTTAATATAATCGTCTAATTCATCATCAAGCATTGAAATAATTTTTTCGTCATTAACTTTGTCAATAACAATTTCCTCATCTTCATCTCTTTTATATGTGAATAAAATTAACATTTCTTTTCCTTCGTTCTCTATCTTAACTTCTAATTCTCCATTCATATGTAAGTCCTCCATCATATCTTCTGTAAAGTTGAAGTGGTAATCGTGGTCTTCATCTGAATAATACTTTTTCTTTGCCATATCTTTATTTTTATCTATTTGTTCTACTTTATTTATTGCCCACTCTACACCTGAAGTTCCTCCCCAAGCGTCCCACATTATACCTCCACAACCTTCTGTGTAAGGAACATCTTTATGCTGCTGATGTCTTTTGAAAGAAGCCATTCGGGCGATAGTGCTTCTTGTTATTTTATCTTTATTTGCTAATTGTCTAGCTCTAGTCCAACCGACTTGAGTACCACAACTACTTCCATTCTCTTCTTTATACTTTATAGCCTTCTTAGCATTATTAGTTGCCGAATCAGGATAGTCATTATATGTTTCTTCTGCATAATAATCTGCATTAGCTTCATCACATTCAGATTTAGAAGAATATTTACACTCTCCACTATCTCCAAACCTCCATAATCCATTTTCACACTCTAAGCAAGGCATAGTTTTATTTTTTTATGATTGTTTGCAATCTTTATACAGAATTACTGTTGTACCTGCAGTAAGAGAAATAGAAACACCTGTAAAATCTCCCATAATAGATTGTCCGTTTATATATTTAGACACCTTTAACTTTGTGCAATCTTGTGAAGAAATATTCTTTGCAGCAAGTTCTGCAAATGTTACATTAGGTCTTCCTGCAGCTTCCCCATTAGATATTACGTCTATTCTCCAAACATTATCTCCTGTTCCTGCACTCCACGTTTCTCCTGCTACCAATACCTCTATAGTTCCACACTTACAATTTTGTTCGTACATTAAATCTGCACTATATATTCCTGCTGAATTTGATGTTATTCCTGTTGGTTCTCCCATTTTTTTATATTTTTTATTTTAAGTTACAAATAAAAGAAAATATTCCGAATATCCTACGAAATTATTGGAAGTTTCTTATTTCTGCTAACATAAGGGGATAAACCTCACTCCTACCATAGCTATAACTAGATATATTACTATAATTATAACTATAAGGGTATACTGAACCCTTAAGCAACCCTTAGTCAACCCTTTAATATAAAATTGAAATTCTTTTCCCTTTCTATTATTATATATTTCCAAAAACTTCTTTGATTTGTCAATTAAATCCCTTACCTTTGAAATCTATTAGGATACACTATTGCTCATATCGCAATTAGCATATCTTATACCAAACAATACATAACAACAAACTATATGTTTAAATTTAACTTTTGGAAGTTCACTATACAGCTATTACCACCTAAAATAACCCTTAGATTATAAAATTGAAGTTGAAAACTGAGCGTTTGTGTGTATATGCTTAAAGAAGGCGTAGCCCAAATTTGACGGAATCTGCCTCTCCCCCACCGATATTTAGCCCCTCTTCAGCCCCTCCCCTACTGAAAATTAAGGTGTTAACCTGCCAATATGTCCTAAAATAATGACAAAATAAATGTAAAAAAACGTTGATTTTTGGAGGCGTGGCGTGGTTTTGTGCTTATCCTGTTCTTAATATCTAACTTTGTCAGAGTTTAGGAAAAAAAAGCTTGTGCAAGCGTACACAAAGCAAGCTAATAAGCCCCAAAACATTAATAAACTTATACATCTTACAAACTAATTTAAGCACGTTTAAAGCCTTACCCCCACCCCACCGACCACATAACACCAAGCAACACAATAAAACCGCTTAGAACGTAAAAAAACCACCTTTTTGGGGTGGTCTCTTGTTAGTTGCAAATACTTAGGAGGATAGCAATCCAAATTATAACGCTCAACAGCGTGTCGTTTATGTCGCTCTTCATCTAATGGAAGATTAAACCGACCTTCTTATTGCTTTGTATGGCGTTTAAATCATTAGCGCTAGCGTCTATATATCCCGCTTCTGTTAGCTCTTCAAGGCTCCCAAAGATTCTAGCGTGGCGCATTGTACTCGGGTTAATTAGTTCGTCCTTCTTGCTGCCTTCAGAGAATATAACAAATAGGTTTGAAGGTATCGCAAGCGCTGACTCTAGGAAGAATTGTATGCTCTTAGTATAAGCGTAAAAGGTAACGCCCGGGTTAACCTTGCATATGTTTATCCACTTGTTAAGGTATGCAGGGCTATAGAAGTCGCCGGAGTCGTGAATCCTTATATG